AAAACAGGAGGGGAAAGATGAAGGATAGTGATATGGAATTTAAATGCCCGCATTGCCATTATCGTGAATTAGTAGAAGGAGGACAAGTTGGCGAAGAGTTAACTGTTGAGGTATGGGAAAGAATAGCTATGCTTAGACGCGCCGATGCCTCCGTTAAGGCTTGCGCTGACATTTCTGTCAAAGCCCTATCCTCTGGTGTAGTGGGGGAGATGGTGACAATATTAAAAGCTATAGATATTTTCTGGGAAGGTAATTGTCAGTCTGATAACGAATACCATAAGTTATGTGATGAGGTTGAATCTATCCTCTCCAAACTGGAGGGCAACGATGGATAAGCCGATAGTACGTCAACCGATATTGACTCATAAGATATGTACAAAGGGTAGTTGTGATTCCTGTATGAAGGAAGGACATTATCTTATAGATTATCTGTGTAAGGCAACTGGAGAAAGTTCTGTAAGTTATCACGAAGGTGAATATGACAAGTGGCTCAAAGAGCGCAATATAGAAACGTCACGAGAAGGGTGGTGGTCTTACGAGGCATTTGATATGGACAATATAACAGGATATGTTGTATCTCAAATCAAGCCCACCCTCCACACTATAAAGCCGTTGGAGTGGGAGATGTCTCCTGATGCTCCGTATTTTTTAGCAAAGACACCCTTTGGGTTTTACGAGGTCACATATTCTAAGAATGGTTGGGATTGGTTCCGAGATAACGAATATCAGGCCACTTGCACCTCCATAGAAGACGGCAAAGCCCAAGCGGAAGCCCACTACAGGGAACAGTTAGGAAAATGCTTGGAGGTGTATAATGGGTGAGGAGCGCAAATGGTTCTTAAGGCGTTGGATAGACAAATGGATAAGCGACTTCAAGACGGACATAATAGATGAGATAAAGAAGGACAGGTTAGCTAAGAAGAGAATAAGATGCAAACACCCCTTTGACCAGACCCATCTATGTGGAATCTTTAATGAGATTGAGGCGGACAGCTCACCAGGATATATCTATCGGGTTAATGTTCGGCGCTGTGATTTTTGTGAGAAACATTATATAGATGAAGGTTTAGAGTCAACACAAAGAAAAACCTAAGAGCTTAGAGGAGGTGGAGGGATGAAGAAGAGCAAGAAATGTAAAGCCTGTAAGGATTGTGAAACCTTTGGCGATAATATAAGTGTGTGGATAAATAACCATGTAGCCGAGATGTATGTTAAGGGTATGGTAAAACATCTCAAAGAATATCATTGTGAGTGCGACGAGGAGCTTATAAGAAAGGAGAGAGAGGATGAGAGATAAATTAGACATGATTTTAGTAGTTATTGCGGTGCTTGTAATATTGTCGCTGGGTATATGGTGGACGGTATATAAGTATGGCGATTGTAAAAAGGTAGGGCATGGAACGACATATTGTGTGGTAAAAATCTTTACGCATTAAGAAAGGAAGGTGAGAAGTGAGCGAGAAAACGGATAGTCAAATTATACATGAAGCGAGAGGGTTACATTGGTGTACATCTCTAAGGATAACCGACTATCGTCACAATGACAGCCGCCCTAAATTTTCTTGTGGGTGGACTGGGGAGGAAAGAAAAGACCATAGTAAGGTGGAATGTAACCCTGACTACACCGACCCCACCGCTTACTTAGAGGCTATGGCGTGGGCGAAGGAACAGGACTGGTGGCCTGAATTTTTATCAACGATACAGAGGTACGGGCATAAAGTTTGTATTGGCTATAATAGGTTTGATTATTATATACGAACTGACTTCCTCGACCCATCCGTGGGCGCACCTAAGCTCGCCTCATACATAGAAGGGAGGGAGAGATGAAGATACTTGTAGCTTGTGAGGAAAGTGGAACCGTACGTGATGCCTTTATTGCTAAAGGGCACGATGCTATGTCCTGTGATATACTTCCTACGTCTAAGCCTGGGCCGCACTACCAAGGTGATATTCTTGATATATTGAATGACGGTTGGGATATGGTTATAGCATTCCCCCCATGTACATACCTTAGTAATGCCGGAGCGTGTAGATTATACCCCCGTAAGGGAGAATTGAACAAAGAAAGATACGAAAAGGGGTTGGAAGCAAAAGAGTTTTTTATGCAATTTATTAATGCCGATTGTGAAAAAATAGCGGTTGAAAATCCTGTCTCAAGCAGAATATTCCAATTACCGATACATACACAGGAAATTCAACCTTATGAGTTCGGACATCCTTTTAGTAAAAAAACAAGACTTTGGTTAAAAGGGTTGCCAAGACTTGTTCCGACAAATATTGTTGAAAAAATTGGAACTTATTTACCAAGTGGAACGAGCAGATATAAAGGCACTGATAAAAACAATGGAACTGTATCTGGGAGTGTGAATAGAAGCAAAACTTTTCAGGGGATAGCCGATGCAATGGCTGATCAATGGGGCTAGCAGGAGGACACCATGAAAGAGCCAGTGAAGTGTAGGTGCGGAGAAAAAGCTATCATGAAGTGTAGTAACACTTCACCCAGATGGTGGGTAAGGTGTGTGTCAGGCAGTCCTTTTTGCGGTAATTGTTGGGTAGGCCCTGTCCGAGACACTAAGCGTAAGGCAATCAACGCTTGGGATAAAGTAATGGAGGTGAAGTGATATGGAGAAAGAGAGAATCGAAAAGTGTGAGGATTGTATTTACCGCATCAAATATAATACAGATGTTTTTTGTCGAAGATACCCAACGCCTATACTTGTAGGAGGCGAACCCACCCCTATTAAGTGGTGTGGAGAATTTGTAGGCAAGGGTTAATGGGTAAGGGAAGCAACCGCAGACAGGGGGAGGACACGGTGAAGTTTGACGATAACTTTGACAACATATCTTTCCCAAAACCGAAGCGAGTACAAGACAAGAAGTATCTTGAGTGGATGAGGCTTCACCTGTGCCTTGTGGAGCGTAATTTCATTTGTACAGGGCAAACGGTAGCCCACCATATATCCACAGGTGGTATGGGTACTAAATGCTCCGACTACGAGACAGCCCCCTTATGCCACGAGCATCACCGAGAGATACACGACAAAGGCAAAAAGATTTTCCAAGCTAAATACGAGGTAGACCTTAAAGAAGAGGCCGAGAGGCTAAAGGAGGTATGGGATGCTAAGTGAAAAGGATGAGACAGTGATCCGTTGGAGGTGGGTATTAAGGAAGTTGAGGTGTGATTTAGGGAATAACGCTGTAAGGATTAACTTCAAGGCGTCCCGTATAGTTGTTAAGCTCTTCTTGGGATGCTTTGGGGATGAGGAAGAGGATGCTTGGCTTAGAATAGAGTACTTCGCTAAAATCGCGAAGCCAGATTATGATTTATATAGAGCTTTGATCGGTGAATTTAATAGGACTTCTAAATATATGGCTAAAACGTTCCACGTGGAACAATAGGAGGAGAGAATGGGAAATAATTTTAGTCCTTGGACAAAATATTCTGGTAAGGCGCCGGTTCGTATAGAAGTAGATGGTCCTCCGTGCATAGAGTGTACTCAATGGGATCCGCGTGTAATTATGGATGGACTTGGGAATTTTAATGGAGTACGTCTTTGTATGGCGAAAGAGATGGAACACGATTTTAGTTGTTATATACCTAAAGAAAAGGAGGAGTAATATGTCAGAAGTATTAAATAAGGCCATAGCGCTACATAAGCAAAACAAGTTGGACGCGGCAGAGAAGCTATATCACCAGGTACTGGCCGAGGACTTCGATTGTGCCGATGCGCTTTATCTACTCGGGACGATCTACGTGCAACGGAACATGGTCGGCCTCGCGTCGAACCTTTTTAAACAGTGCCTACTAACGAAAAAGGATCACTTTGAGGCATGGAATAACCTTGGAAACTGCTACAAGGCGGCGAATAAGGAGACAGACGCCGAGGCATGCTTTAAGACCGCACTTGAGATAAAAGGGCGCCCAGAGGGGTCGTATGCCGATATATATAACAACCTGGCTACGCTACATATAAACTCCGGGGCACCGGCCGAGGGCGTGCCGTTCGTGGATAAGGCGCTTGAGTTGGATCCTAATCACTCTGACGCCAAGTGGAATAAAGCCCTTTTACATCTCGAACAGGGAGAATACGGCGCGGGCTTTGATCTTTACCCGGCGGGCTTTGAGACCAAGAACCGCCTGAATAGGTCGTATGGTGGCAAGCATGAACTATGGGACGGTAAGAAGACAGGGACGCTTGTTGTGTGGGGCGAGCAGGGGATAGGGGACGAGCTTATGTTCGCCAGTATGTTGCCGGAAGCGCTTAAGCTAGCCGATAAGGTAATATTTGACTGCCACCCGCGCCTCGCCGATATATTCAAGGCGTCATTCCCCAGCGCCAAGGTCTACGGTACGCGCAAGGATGCCTTTATCGAGTGGCCTTATACCGAGAAGATAGACGCTAAGATAGCCATAGGCGACTTAGGACGGTTCTTTAGACGTAACGCGGCCGACTTCTCCGGCGCGTCATACTTAAAGGCCGACCCGGAACGTGTAGAGCATTACCGTAAGAAGTTGGCTAAGCTCGGTAATCGTCCGAAGGTGGGGATATCGTGGACAGGGGGGTATTTAAAGACCCGCAAGGACTTCCGCACGGTTCCGCTTGAGCTATGGGAGGGCATACTTAAGCAGGACGTCGACATTATTAGCCTACAGTATACGCCGGAGGGCTATAAGACGGTGGCAGAGGTAGAAGACCTGTTTGATTGCCGTATATATCATTGGCCGTCGGCGGTTCAGGCGGAGAATTACATGGAGACCGCGGCTCTTGTAGAGGCTCTTGACCTTATAATCACCGTTAATACCTCGATACACCACCTCGCTGGGGGCCTCGGTAAGGAATGTTGGACGCTCACCCCACAGGCCAAGGCGTGGCGCTACTGGTCGGCGGACGGAAAGGGTGTGCCGTGGTATGGATCGGTTAAGCTCTACGAGCAGGAGAAACAGGGTGAATGGGGGCCGGTAATGGACAAGGTTACGGCAGATTTAAAGGGCTTTTTGAAGGGTAATGTGGTAGAATAAGCCATGAGCGATGCAAGGTTAATTAGGGCAATAACATCGATAGAGCTTGGGGGTGAGGATGTTGTAGTTGATGGATTCTTTGCCGATGGCGAGGCGTTTTGTGGTCTCCGCTTTACCAAGGAGAACTCCGGCGCAGGGGACTATGGGACGGGTGGTGTGTATTCTAAGCTAAAGGCCGCACTTGTAGCTTCTCAGCACGGCGCCGCTACGATTATAACAGACGAGATATATAGAGAGTCAAGGGAAAATGGCGCGTCAGCCTAAGATAAAGCGCGTCGAAGTCCGGGGGTGGATTGAGATATGCAAGCTCCTGGACGTCAAGAACTGGCGCACCGCGCGCAGTAAGTTGGAAAAGCTCGGTATGTTGGTCTACGAGGACACGCGGCCGGTACTCAACATTGAGGCGTATAATCTTGTAAGTATGCGTCGACATCTAAAGAAGAGGGTATAATGTATATATTACTTGAGCTTATAGCCTTAGTTACAGAGATTCTAACCGAAACGGGAGGGTGTTGATATGTACGAGTGGACGATAAGATGCGTCGTAGGGTGCGAAGGATTTATAGACCATACCGTTTATGCTGATACATCGGAGGAAGCGCTTAAGAAAGTATTGAAGGCCACAGGAGCGGGCGAATTGAAGGTCGTCAGGAGGAGGGGAAAGAGGAGGTAGCATGTAAAATTTGCGGAGATACCTTTCCTAAAGGCATAGGTATAGTCCGTTCAATCGAGAGGGGTAAATTTGGCATAGATATATGCCGTGATTGTGAGAGACAACTTCCGTAATTAATATAACCCTTTTACCGATACACTTTTCGCTTGACAAATACGACAGAATGTGATTAGGTTTACTTATGAGTAGCCGCGCAGATAAAGAAGAGGCGCAAGCGATAGTACAGAAAGAGACGCAAGCAATACTCTTAAAGCGTACCGAAGAACTTAAGCAGAACCTCTTAGGCCGTGCGATTACTATCGAAACGGCGCTCGGTAAGTACGAAGAGAGTGGCGTTGATATCCGAACGGTTAAGGATTACATCGCCCTTTCTACCCACCAACGTCAGATACTTGGCGTGGTAGACGTAAAACGTGAGGTCGTGGATGTCAATATTAACGGAAGCGTTACCCACAAATCGGAGCCAGTATCAGTCTTTGTTGGATGGCTTAACGACTCTCTCGGAAGAGGAACAGAGAGCGCGATTACAGACGTGGATGCTGAACGACTTGTACTTTCTGCTTCGGTACGGTCTCCAGAGGACGGACATTGAGAACGACTGGTTGTTTGATCGTTGCCGGGAGGTTCAGGCCGACCCGGAAGGGTATTTGGACTTATGGGCAAGAGAGCATTACAAATCCACTATTATAACTTTGGGGCTTACTTTGCAAGATATACTCGCAAATCCTGAACTCACCGTTGGCATATTTAGCCACACACGCCCTATTGCCAAGGGCTTCCTAAGACAAATCAAGCGCGAACTCGAATCTAACGAGTTCCTTAAAGACACCTTTCCTGACGTATTATGGCGTAACCCTCGTAAAGAGGCGCCTAAATGGTCGGAGGACGACGGTCTTGTAGTTAAGCGCAAGGGCAATCCCAAGGAGTCTACGATCGAAGCGTGGGGCCTTATTGATGGTCAGCCTACCTCTAAACACTTCAAATTACGGGTCTACGACGATATCGTTACCCGTGAATCCGTAACGACACCTGATATGATCCGTAAGACTACCGAGGCGTGGGAGCTTTCCCAGAGTCTTGGTACGGTCGACGGTGTTGCCAGGTACGCCGGGACGCGCTACCATTACAACGATACCTATGCCGAGATGTTAAGGCGTAAGAGTGTCAAGGAGCGTATCTACACAGCCACAGTAGACGGTACGGTCGAAGGTGAGCCGGTATTGCTACCGAAGGATGTATTGGTTAAGAAGAGGCGCGACCAGGGGCCTTACACCTTCGCAAGCCAGATGCTCCTTAACCCGATCGCTGACGATACGCAGGGCTTTAAGTATGAGTGGGTCAAGTATTACGACACGAACGTAACGGGCGCCGGTATGAATATCTATATCGTGGTCGACCCGGCGAACTCCAAGCGTAAAGATAATGATTATACGGCCATGTGGGTAATCGGCCTCGGGACGGATAAGAACTACTACGTCCTTGACATTGTACGCGACAGGCTTAATCTGACGGAGCGGACGCGGACGCTGTTTAACCTACATCGTAAGTGGTCGCCGGTAAACGTCGGGTACGAGCGTTACGGTATGCAGGCCGATATACAGCATATCGAGGAGAGCATGGGGCGCGAGAACTATCACTTTACGATAACGGAGCTGGCCGGTAAACTTAGCAAGCTCGACCGCATACGGCGTTTGATACCGCTATTCGAGCAGGGTAAGATATGGATGCCGCAGTCATGCTTTAAGACGGACTATGAGGGTAAGACTGACGACTTGGTCAGTGTCTTTGTAGAGCAGGAGTTTAAGCCTTTTCCCGTTCCCGTACACGACGATCTACTTGACGCGCTTGCTCGGATAACGGACGAGGATATGGAGCTGACGTGGCCTATGGCGCAGATAAAGCGTGATAGATACGCCAAGACCCGTCGTCATGCACGTGGAGGTACGGCGTGGGGACGTTAGAGTTGATTTACGCTAACCTGCATTGGGCCGGGGTTATCGCTATAGGGGTCTTCGCCGGTGTAGTGCTTAGAGATATCGTAGGTTTTATATTCCGTGCAGTGCTGGAAATAATTGAAGAGTTTGAGGGATAATGCCAGAAAAGAACATACAAGATAACGACGAGAAGATAATGTCTAAACTCGAAGACGTCGATCTTACCGAGCGTATCTGGGGCGATTATAAGAAAGCCAAGATACATTCGGGTGATTGGCGGACAGAGGCGGAAGAGGACTATAACTTCGTTGCCGGCCACCAGTGGGACGAAGAGGATATCGCCAAGATGAGCGAAAAAGATCGTATCCCTGTTACCTTTAACCGGGTCGGGACGATAATCTCTGCGGTATTGGGTATAGAGGCAAACCAGAGGACAGAGGCGTCGTTCATAGCCCGTGAGACGTCTGATACTGGTCTTTCGGAGGCCATAAACGAGACAGGTAAATGGCTTCGTGATTACGGTAACACGGACATGGAAGAGGCCGAGTCCTTCGAAGACCTTACGATATGCGGTATGGGTTGGGGCGAGGCGCGCATGGACTACGAGGTAGACCTGGATGGTAAGTTTATCGAGGATAGGATGTTTCCGCTTGAGATGTTCTGGGACCCTGCGGCTCGTAAGCGTAATCTCTCGGATGCCCGTTGGGTAGCTCATGCCAAGAAGATGAAGAAGTCCGAGATACTGGAGCTTTGGCCGGACGCCAACATTACCGACGACCATGATGAGGTGTTGGAGAGCGCAAATACAGGGATACACCACATTGACCCGGGCAATCGGTATGACGACCAAGGGCTTGGGGATGAGTCTAAGACGACCGATGGGCTTACAGTTCTACAGTATCAGTGGTACGAGTCTACGCCGATATACCGCGCACAAGACCCTAATACGGGTAAGATAGTAGAGCTTACGATAAAGGAGTTTGCGGACGCACAGGAGATACTCGACGCCGGGGGCGCGCAGTATGTTAAACAGCGTAAGCGTACATATCATCAAGCATTTGTTGTCGGTAGCGAGTTGTTGGAGAAGGGCAAGTGTCCCTCACAGCGTGGCTTTACCTTTAAGTGTATGACGGGTAAGCGCGATCATATTGGTAAACAGTGGTATGGTCTTGTTCGGGTTATGAAAGACCCGGCCCGTTGGTCTAATAAGTTCTTTAGCCAGATAATGGATATCATGGATAGCAATGCGAAGGGCGGGCTTATCGTCGAGGAGGATGTCTTTGTCGATCAGCGCTCGGCCGAGGAGGAGTGGTCGTCGGTAGACAGTATTACGATGGTTAAGAAGGGGTCGATAGCTAACGGCCGCCTTATACCTAAACCCGTAGCTGTTTACCCGCAAGGACTTGACAGGCTTATGCAGTTTGCCGTATCGTCTATACGTGAGGTCGTGGGTATAAACCTTGAGGTCTTAGGTATGGCCGACAGGCAACAGCCCGGCGTATTGGAAGAGACACGGAAGCGCTCGGCCTATACTATACTGGCGACGCTCTTTGATAGCTTGAGGTTCTACCGTAAGGATACGGGCCTTTTGATGCTTGAGTTCATAAAGGAATATATACCGGCGCGTCGTATAGCCAGCGTGCTTAAGGACGAGTATAAACAGTACGTCCCTGCGATCAAGAATATAGACCTACAAAGTACGGATATAATCGTAACCGAGGCCCCGCAGTCCGAGAATAATAAGAATATCACATGGGCCTTTATCACGCAGATAGCACCGATGCTTATGCGTCAGGGCATATCGATACCGCCGGAGATATTGGATTACAGCCCGTTACCGGCGTCACTGGTAGAGAAGTGGAAGGCCGAACTTAAGAAAGGGCCATCGCCAGAGCAACAGCAGGCAGAACAGCGTGACGTAGCGGAGCAACAGGCTAAGATACGAGAATCAGAGACAGAGGCGATGGATAATATCGCAGATGCAGAATACTCAAAGGCGCGGGCACAGGCAATCATAATAGAAGCTATGAACCCGCAAGTATCGAGACGCTAAAAAAGGAGGTTTTATGACGGACGTACTTGACGAATTAGGGGTAACGGAAGAGGACGAAAAGGCACTCCAAGAGGAGACAACCGAGGAAACTACGGAAGAGTCTACCGAAGAGACTACGGAATCTACCGAATCCGAGGAATCTACGGAGCCGACCGAACCGACCGAACCCGCCGAACCAACGGAGCCGGTTGACCAGAAGCAAGTACCTCTGGCGGCGTTACAGGAAGCTCGCGCCGAGATTAAAGACCTCAAGGGTAAGATGGGTAACGTTGACGAGCTTAAGCGTCAGGTTCTCGAGATTAAGGCCACGCAGGATAAGGTCGCGACCCCGCCTCCAGCGACCACCCCGGACTTCGGAGATGATCCGTTTGGTAACGTCGACCATCGTATGGCTGACGTTGAGGCACAGAACGCCAAGCTCTTGCAAGATAACGCGGCAAGGGATCAGAGAGACGCACAACAGGTAGCACAACACAATATTGTAAATCAGATAACGGCGGCGGAGGTCGAGTTTGTTAAAGGCGCGCCTGACTACCAGGAGGCGGTAAACTATTTAAGCGCCTTCCGCTCGAACGAACTTAAGCTCTTCGGCGTAACGGATCCGGCCATAATTCGCCAGAATATAGCGCAGGACGCATTTCAGGTGGCCGCCGGAGCGTTACAGCAGGGCAGAGACCCCGCAGAGCTTATATATAAGCTGGCCCAGCAGTACGGATATAAGACAGGAGAAAAGCCCGCCGACACGGTTGACTCCGCGTCCGATGTTACGAACACACTCGCCGACGTAAGTAAAGGGGAGGCGGTATCAAAGACACTCTCTAAGGGCGGCGATACAGGCGGTAAGGTAACAGCCGAGGGACTCTTAAGTCTTGAAGGTGATGCTTTTGATGAGGGTTGGAAACAGCTCTTTGGAACATAGATTTATACGCACCTATGCGTAAATAGGCTCACCGGCGGGTGTAAAGCGCGAGCCATATATATAGATTTACCTTCCGCACCTATGCGTTAAATAGGATCGCACCTCCAGCGTTACGGGGATTCGCTGACATAGCGTTACAATGTCATAGAGAATCATATAAACCTATAACACTAAAAGGAGGTGTTTGTTTTGGCTAACACACAGTTCGGTGTAAATCATCCATTAGCCGTCAAACTCTTCTCAAAAAAGCTATTTTACGAGGCTCTTAAGGCCACTTGGTTTAAGAAGTTCCTCGGTAAAAGTTCGGATTCCGTAATACAGCTTAACCCGGAGCTTAAGAATACCGGCGATAAGCTCACCTACGGACTTCGTATGCTCTTGAGTGGAGATGGCGTCCAGGGGGATGCAACGCTGGAAGGTAACGAGGAAGCTCTTACTTTCTACAGCGATTCTATACTTCTCAATCAGCTACGCCACGCGGTAAGGTCGGACGGTAAGATGTCCGAACAGCGCGTACCGTATAGCATGAGGGAGGAGGCACGACAGGGTTTATCAGACTGGCTGGCCGACAGGCTTGACGCCAGTTTCATGAACCAGATCGCGGGTAATACCAACCAGTCCGATACGAAGTTTTCGGGTAATAACTCGACTTCGGCCCCGGACAATGATCATTGGTTGCTCGCCACAGGCGTAGCCGGGACGGATAACGAATCGTCCTTGTCTGCTTCGTCTGTATTCTCGCTTACCCTTATCGATAAGGCCGTAGTTAAGGCGAAGACCATCTCGCCCGAGATACGCCCGATAAAGATAAACGGCGAGGATAAGCTCGTGATGTTCATACATCCGTATCAGCACTTCCAGTTACGGACGAACACGAACACGGCGCAGTATATGGACATACAGAAAGCGGCCATACAGGGCGGACAGATCAGTAAGAACCCGATATATACCGGTGCGATCGCCGAGTATAACGGTGTTATCTTGCACGAGTCTGTCAGGGTTCCGTGGGGCGATGCCGCCACACAGTCCCTTGCGAGGGTCGATACCGACCTCGGCGTATCCAACGTAGCCCGCGCGATAGTATGTGGCGCGCAGGCCGGTTGTCTCTGTACGGGTCGTCAGACGAGCGAAGGGTTGGACTCCACGTGGAGGGAAGAACTGTTTGATTACGGTAATCAGCTCGGTGTAGCAGGAGGACTCATCTATGGCCTCAAGAAGTCTGTCTTTAACGACGACGACTTTGCGACCATAGCGGTCTCCACCTATTCACCGGCGCCTTAATGAAAGGAGGAACGTAAAATGGCTACACTTATAGCATCACAGGCAAAGTCAGGCGTATCTCCCAAGGCGGTACACGCTGGCGTAAACGCCGTAAGATCGGTATATTCTCTTACGGCAACCCTTGCGGCCGCTGATATCATACAGATGTGTAAGCTCCCCGATGGGGCGCGCATTGTAGATGTCCATCTCGGCCATGAGGTGGCTGTAGGAGTGGCAGGGAAGCTGAATGTTGGCATCCGTGCTGATCACGATGGCCTTATAGCTTCGGCAAGCGTTGCCACAGCCAATAGGGTGTGGGGCGTAGACGCCGCAGGCTTGGGTAAGAGGTACGATATATCAGACGACGCTTCGGTCAGATTCACTATGGTCGAGATAAAGGCGTCTGATTTTACCGGCACCGGCACAAAGTCCGGCGCCATATCGCTTGTCGTCAGTTACACCGTCGACGAAGGTGGTTAGATTGGATGGGGGAGGGGTCTCTTGGCCTCTTCCCCACCTTTTTATAAGGGGATTATGAAGATAAACTATATATCACCGATGGATGAGACGTTCGCTTCTTTCCGCTACCGTATGCAGATACCGGGGGAGGCTTTAAGGGTGCGTGGTCACGAGGTAGAGTTCTCGAAGTATCTACGGTCGGCTACGGATTCCGTTGTCTTTTCCAAGCATTTCAACTACGGAGAGTTGGATGTCGCCATTGCTTGTAGGCAATTAGGCCAGCGCGTGATATTCGACGTCTGCGATAATCATTTTGAAACTGAACATAAGGCTCATTATAAGGCCATGATAGAGCTGGCGGATACGGTAACAGCATCGACCGAGGCTATGGCCGACATTATTAAAGAAGAGACGGGGCGCGAGGCGGTAGTAATACCTGACCCCTACGAGTACCCGGAGCGGGAACCGCATAAGCCGGGCGAACCGTTAAAGCTCCTCTGGTACGGCCACCCCTCTAACCTTGACAGCCTTATTAAGCATTGGGGTGATATAAAGGGCGAGTTGGCTTTGATCGTAACCGGCGCGGAGGCGGATAGGGTCTTGAAGATACCCTTTACCGTGTGGTCGCCGGAGGCTATGCAGGCGGCTTTTGATGATGCAGATTGCGTCTTCATACCCTCGATAGACAGCCCGCGTAAGGTCGTTAAATCAACGAATCGTATGGTTGAGGCCATAAGGCAGGGCAAATTCGTTATCGCCAACCCTATTCCGGCTTACGAACAATTTAAAGACTGGATGTGGATAGGCGATATTAAAGAGGGCATCGCGTGGGTAAAGAACCACCGGGACGAGATACCATCGCGCATAGCGGCCGCACAGGCTTACGTTCGGGACGTCTATGACCCGGAGAATATAGCCCAACTTTGGGAAGAAGTATTGCGGGGTGAGACTTGTTATAGGTGCGATCTTATAAAAAAGGGCGAAGCCGTGAAGCCTGCGGCGGCTTATAAGGACAAGACTCTATGCACGGAGTGTATGTGGGGAAAGGCGGCGGGCGAGTGATATCTGATAAGCACGAGTGTATATTCGTCCATATACCGCGCACAGGGGGCAGTAGCATAGAAACGGTACTCTGGCCCCGTAAAGAGGAGAAAGACCTCTGGCAGGGCTTCACAGGCCGCTTTAATAACGAATACCAGACGGACGGCCTGCAACATCTGTACGCACGGAACATACGCGAGGCCGTAGGGGACAGATTCGGGCGATACTTTAAATTTACGATCGTGCGGAATCCTTGGGATAAGGCTGTTTCGAGTTACGCGCACGCGAAAAAGACAGCACGGCTCAAGGAGTTCTTGGACATAGACAACGATACGGAGTTCAAGACTTATCTTGAACGAATAAAGGAGAAAGACCACGTACATTGGGCGCCACAGGTAAACTTTATAAAGGACGAGTTCGGGGAGGTATTGCTTGACCGTATATGGCGCTTCGAGGACTACCAGGATACTTTTAAGGAGATTTTAGCACAGGTAGGGGCGGGGCGAGGCCCTGTCTTACATTGTAAGGCAAGCGCACGTAATAAGATGGACTTTTATTATGATACAGAGGCCAAAGAGACGGTTGCAGAGATGTATAAAGACGACATTAAGGAGTTCGGCTATGAGTTCCCTTGCTGAGGATTATATAGATATGCCCATCTTACTGAATATCGGGTGCGGACATAAGCATTTTCCGAAGAAAGATGGGTGGGTTAATATCGACTTTCCCGACAACAGCGCGCAAATGAAGCCTGACGTCGCGGCGGATATACGTTGTCTGCCGTTAGAGAGTAATTATGCTGACGAAGCGCACGCAATCCATAGCTTGGAGCATATACAGCGTTATGAGGTCGAGGATACTTTAAAAGAGTGGTTCCGGGTCCTTAAGCCAGGTGGTAAGTTGGTCTTGGAGATGCCTTGTCTCGATAAGGTATTACAGCATTTTAATAAGCCGGGGCCTGTAAGTATGTCTAAGACTTTATGGGCGCTTTATGGCAATCCGAACTACAAGAACGAACACATGGTCCATAAGTGGTGTTACTGCATAGAAGAGATTACGCATATATTGAAAACCCTCGGAGCGAGGGATATTGAGATAAAAGAGCCTATCTATCACTTTGCTTCACGTGATATGCGGGTAGAGGCTATAAAACCATAAGGAGGTTATCATGGCTTGGGATAAGGCGACAAGAGATATATTTAGAGAGTTAAATAAAAAAGGTCCGCAGGGGCGAGGGAAGACCAAGATGTTTGGTTCGATGTTGGCACAGGCCAGTGCGAACGATAAGAAGAACAAGAAGAAAATAGGCAAGAAGGGATATTAAGCGATGCCAGACGCCTTCGATTCAGATATAGCACGGATATTCGGGCAGTTACGGTTTTCGCCTGGAGGTGCGCTAAGGACTTGTCCCGAAGAACACCACATAACCATATCGGGCGAGAAGACGGCCGATGCTTCTGGTAATATATCGGCAACGGCTATCTTAACACCTTCGAGCGATAAAAAACTATCGGTTCATGTCATGTATATTCATACCGATGGCTCAAGCGGAGTAGTCAATCTCGATTATGTCAGTTCTGCCATAAAGGTGGCGCGGTTATATGCTTCTAACGAGAGACAGTCTATACCGCACCCGACCCATGTGGAAGGTGCGGTAGATGAAGTTTTAACCCTTTCGACTGCCAGCATAGGTAATGGGTCGAAGGTTTTTTACAGCATACAATACGTGGAGGAGGATTAAATGCCACATAGAAAAGGAATTAAGCCCGTAACATACGAGGATGCTGGTTTTGTGGTAGGCGAGAGTCCCGTCGTGTTGGACGTCGAGACAGATTTAGGGCTGTGTGGTGCTATGGGACATATTATTTGCGACGGCGCAGGTGATATCCTTGTGGCGATATCGACCGACGGTACTACTTACGGCGGTCAGTTTACCATGAAGTCAGGCGAGAGAGAAAGCCTCGACCACATGGATATAAATAAAATTAAGATAACGCACAGCGCCGACAGCGCGTACCGTGTAGTTGTCTTTTAGGAGGATTTGTTATGACTAAACCATTAAGTGAGGCAACAGTCCAATTTGTGGAAGCTGTTGATATAGAAGGACTTTGTATCGCACGAGGTTATAGTAGCATTATATCCTCTGTGCATAAGTTTGGACGCCAACCGAATAACGACTCGTCCGGGGATGATATCTGGGACGAGTCCGGGACGTGGACGGCGCCTACTGTGGCGCGGTTGCATTATGTGTACTCTTCCGAGCGTAGTGATTCAGCAAGCGGAGCAGGGGCGCGAACGGTGCAGGTATACGGACTTGACGCCAACCATCTTGAAGCGACCGAGATAGTTTCACTGGACGCAACGGCTACCGTTACAACCAGCTTTTCATACATCATGATACACCGTATGGTGGTAAGGTCGGCGGGGAGTAAGGAAACTAATGCCGGTAAAATAAAGGCTACGGCCAAAACGGATGGAACCACCACGTCGGCGATAAGTATTGGTAATGGTCAGACGCTCATGGCGATATATCAAATACCCGCCGATAAGGTTGGGTATCTTGTAGGGTTCGGCGGCTCTATGCACAAGACGGGTGGTACGGGTAGGTTTGCCGATTTGCGGTTATTCGTCAAACCGTTTGGCGAAGTCTTTCAGGTAAAGCACTACTGGTCAGCGGGAACGAACGGGTCAAGTATGGGGAATATCCCGTATAAAGTACCTAAAGAAATAGGCTCAAAGAGCCTTATAAAGATGGATTCCACGCCTTCGGCCGATAGTTCGGATGTATCGGGTTGGTTTGAACTTGTAATAATCGGCAAAGATAAGAACGGATAACCTTTAATTCATGGAGGCTTTATGACGGAGAGTATCGCTAATCGTATAGACAATATCACACTGATAGAGGACAAGTACGAGCAGGAGGTATTACCGGCCCCGCCGTCGTGTAAGATTGAACTGACGCGACGCTGTAATTTTAGTTGCGGGTTTTGTGCCCACGGCACGAGTACCGTACAAAAAGGCGACATGGACAAGGAGTTTTACAAGCGTGTCGTTAAGGAGATGCACGAGGCCGGAGTTAAAGAGCTTGGTTTATTCTATATCGGCGAGAGTCTATTATGCGATTGGTTGCCGGAGGCCGTGGCTTACGCCAAAGAGGTCGGCTTTCCGTATGTATTCCTGACGACCAACGGTTCGTTACTTACGCCGGAGAAAGCAGAGGCTTTAATGGCCGCGGGACTCGATAGTCTTAAATTCAGCTACAACAACGCCGACGCCGAGCAGTTCAAGGCGATAACTTCCGTAAGCCCTAAGTGGTTCGACATCCTTAACGATAATATTAAGGGCGCATGGGAAGTGCGTGAGAAGGGTGGCTATAAGACCAAGCTCTACGCCAGCTCTATACAATACGACGGCATACAGCACGAACGTATGCAGGCCGCCGTTGACAAGATAACGCCTTATGTGGACGAGCATTACTGGCTTCCGCTTTATTCCTTCGGTGGACAGCAGGAGGGCTTTGATTACGCCCCGACGGCGGGGAATCAGGGACGGTTGGGCGCGTTACGTCAGCCTCTACCGTGTTGGTCGGCCTTTAAAGAGGCCCATATAACCTACGATGGTAAGATGAGTATTTGTTGCTTCGGACACGGGCCGGACGAGTGTTTCGTAGCCGCTGACCTTAACGACGTATCGTTTATGGACGGTTGGAATTCGACAATGTTCCAAGAGACACGGCGCGCACACTTAAAGAAAGACATTAAAGGGACGGTTTGCGAAAACTGTCTCGCTTACCAATAAGGGGATAAATGGCTACTTTAGCGGAGCTTAAAACAGAGATAGCGGGTGACCTTCACCGCAACGATCAGACGGACAATATCGCAAGGGCGATAGTGGCGGCCATACAACATCACGAACGGACGCGGTGGTGGTTCCTTGAGGGCCGCGCCACGACGTCAACGGTAAACGATCAGACGTTTTATGATGTTCCTACGGACTTACTGGCTTTCGATACGCTTCTCGTTACCTTAAGCGGGTCGCGCGACCGTCTACGTCAGGTCAATTACAGGACGATAGACGAAGAGGATACGGGGGCTTATACGGGGACGCCAACGCAGTGGGCTTATTATGGCGACCAGATACGTCTCTATCCTACGCCGAACGACGTCTATACTTTAACGCTTTCCTACCATAAGAGCCTTGCTACGTTGGGCGATACTGGTAGCAACGCATGGACGACAGACGCCAAGGAGCTTATAAGACATAGGGCCGTATGGGATATATACCAGAATAAGTTAAAGTCCCCTGAGGCGGCTATGTTGGCGAAACAGAGTGAAGAAGAAGCACGTATGAGCTTGGATAGAATAAATCGGTCGCGTATGACTTCCGGGCGACTAAAACGATCGGGGTGGTAATGATACTTGCTTTCGGAGAATATTTGCCCGATTTGCCGGACTTAGAGAATCCCGGCGTAACCGTAGCTACGAACGTAATACCGTATGCTACGAGTTATGGGCCGTTTCCTTCGCCGGTAGCATATACGGGCGCTCTCGCGGGCGTGGCGCGTGGATTTATTGCCGCCAAGGATTCGGATGGTAATGTCTTTAATTACGCAGGCGATGCTTCCGACCTTTACCGGTTATCTGATATCACATGGACGGTTGCTACGCGCGGAAGTGGGGATTATACGACGGCCTCGAATGATCAATGGGAATTCGCGCATTGGGGTGAGAAGGTGGTCGCTACGAACTATACGGACGATGTGCAGGTCATTGATATGGGCAGTTCCGACTTCGCGGCTTTAGCCGGTACTCCCCCAAGGGCGCGCCACGTGGCCGTAGTTAAGGATTTTCTCGTTCTTGGTAACGTAACGGACTTTTCCACGGCGGCGGCAGTGTCTAACAGGGTGCATTGGTCGGGCTTTGATAATATTGAGACTTATGAACCGGCGGCCGCTACGCAAGCTGACTTCCAAACCCTACAAGGCGAAGGGGGGCCGATACAGCGCGTCGTAGGGGGTGAGTACGGTATTATCTTCCAACAGCGGTCTATATGGCGCATGACTTACGTGGGTTCGCCCGTTGTGTTTCAGTTCGACGAGGTGGAGCCGGGACGCGGAACGCCTGCGCCGGGTAGCGTTATAAGTCTCGGACATTTAATATTCTACTTAGGACAGGACGACTTTTATGCCTTTAACGGCGCGTCCTCTACGCCTATCGGGAATAACAAGGTTTACCGCACATTTATAGAGGACTTAGATACGGCATATTACCACAAGATATCGGCGACGATAGTACCGGCCAAACAGTTGGTCTTGTGGGCTTATCCGGGCGCGGGTAATACGGGTGGTAATCCGAATAAGATACTCGTCTATAACTGGGCGCTCGGTCGTTGGGCGTTGGTAGAACAGGATGTTGAGATCCTTTGTCAGTTCATGGCGCCGGGCTATACATTAGATACGCTGGATTCGGTGAGCGGATCAATAGATGCCCTTACGGAATCTTTAGACTCAAGCGTATGGACGGGCGGTGCTTTATCAGCGGCGTGTTTTGATATGACGCATAAGCTAAATACCCTTACCGGGTCAGCTATGGATGCTACTATCGAGACGACAGAGAGGCAGATGATTCCCAACAACCGTGCATTGGTTAATAATATCCGTCCTATCGTAGATGGTGGCGTGGTAACGGTGGAGGTCGGTACGCGCAATCTATTTAGCGACACAGAGGTATATGGGGTAGCAACTTCGATAAATAGCGATGGCGAGGCCCCCGTAACAGCCGAAGGGCGTTATCATCGGTTTAGGACTAAGATTACAGGTGATTTTGAACACGCGCAGGGCTTAGATGTAGGCGCCGCACCGGCAGGCAGGTATTAATGCAGATACCGAAGCTACAAACAAGATTCAGGTCGTGGGAAGAGGCGGTACGTCAACTCGCCGCGGCCATAAACAATGAAGAAACATATACTATGACTTTAAGCTCGGGGACGGCGGCAACGGCTATAAGTAATCCCCGCGTGGGTATAAAGAGCGTAATGGAATTTATGCCAATAACGGCAAACGCGGCGGTGGATAAGAACTCGATGTATGTATCGGCGCGAGGTAATGGAACTTTTACGGTGACTCATGCAAACAACGGAAACGGCGATAGAACATTTGCCTACGCAATCTACGGCTGAATATACGATTTGCAACGTTCGGGCAGTCGATACGGTATGGCCTTCAGTAGTGCCGTTTATCGAGCGGGCGTTAGATCAGGCCGACGGCGAGCTTACGGCGGAGAATATATACTGGCTTATCGCGCAGGGCAGTATGCAGTTATGGGTTATTCGTAAGGATAGCCATATCGTCGGGGTATTTACGGCAGAGATAGTGCGTTACCCTGAACGAACAGAGATCAGGGTAGTAACCTTAAGTGGCGATAAGTTCCCTGAATGGGGACACATGGTAGATAACGTACTTACAGAGCAGGGGCGTCAAATAGGCGCCGTGGCGATACAGATAGTGGGACGCACGGGGTGGGAGCGTATGGCGGCCTCTCTTGGTGTAAAACCTAAATATACAGTATATAAAAAGGAGATAAGCTATGAGTAGCGGAGGCGGTGAAAGCGCAAGCACGGGGACACAAACGCAAACGATTACGCCGTGGGCAGGACTCACGCCGTATTTGCAAGGCGCAACGATGAGCGAGGGAGGCGGGGAGTTTTACGAGCCTGGCGTTTTTAGGCGCGCCCAACATCTGATGGCCGCTGGAGGCCCTGAATACTTCGGGGGTTCCACAATAGCGGGGCAGGCGCCCGAGACACAGATGGCACAGGCGCTTACCGCGCAGAGAGCTTTGGGTGGATCGCCTCTTACGGGCGCCGCGCAGGCAGAACTCGGCAAAACTTTAGGCGGTGGTTACTTGGGTGCCGACCCCTCTTCTCAATATCTAACGCCTACGGCAAGCGGAGAATATTTAGGCGCCAATCCGTACCTGGATAAGATGTTCGAGCAGGCGGCGGGCAAGGTCGGCGAACAGTTCCGCGATATCGCTATGCCGGGGATAGCTTCAAGATTTGCTCTTGCCGGTCGTAGCGGTAGCGGCGCGGAACAGCAGGCGATAGAGGGAGCCACCGGGCGTCTTGGAGAGACCTTAAGCGGTATGGCTACGAACATATACGGGCAGGATTACGGGCAGGAAAGAGGGCGTCAGATGCAAGCCGCACAGGCTTTAAGCGCCCCTTATCAGGCAGAACGTATGCAAATGATGAGGGCTATGCCTTTCGCCGGACAGATGGCACAGCAGGATTACGCCGATATCGCGCAGTTGGGCGGTGTAGGAGCCGAGAGGCAGGCATACCAACAGCAGTTGATAAACGCCGATATACAGCGCCATGAGTTCGAGCAGAATAAAGAACTCGAAATGCTTAGAAATTACAATGCTTTATTGCAGGGCGGGCAAGGATATGGTGAAACAACAAGCGCGCAGTCCGCGCCGATGTATAGCAATACGGGTGCCGGAGCTTTAGGCGGTGCATTATCTGGGGCTATGTTGGGCGCGTCGGTAGGTGGCCCTTGGGGCGCGGCCATAGGTGGCGTAGGTGGCGGTTTAATGGGATTATTCTAAGGAGGAAACGATGGGTATATTCGACATAGGCTCTGCGCCTGGAGGCGCAGGACTTTCAGAGGAAGAGCGTAACTTTATGCTCCGGCAAGGTATTATGGGTATGGGGGCGCAGATGTTGCAGGCAGGCGCGCCGTCCTTTGATCCGCGGTCAGGTTCTATGGCTCACGCTCTTGGACAAGGCTTGCAGGGCTTCCAACAGGGACAACAGGGGGCCTTACCACAGATACAGGCGACACAACAGATGGCGCAGGCGCAGGCACAGGCAGAAGCGCGTAGAAAGTTCGGCGAGAAAGTCTCTGGAATGTATGGTGGGCCGGGGGTCGTACAGACGCCACAGATGCCGACGCCAGGGGTTCCGCCTACGGCCGTACCTACGGATACAGGGGTAGGAGTAGGGATAGGAGCGCCAGCCATGATGGGTGGGCCTACGCCGGGCGGAGTAACGCCGAGCGCACCGCAAGGCGGTCTGGCCGAGCTTGTAGGCGCTGGGATAGGATCGGGGCAGATAGAACCTGGTGCAGGATTAGGGCTATTACAGCCAAAGGCCCCTAAAAGTCTTAATATACAAGACTTGGCTATGCAGGCGGCCGGGGGTGATCAGCAGGCGAAGGTTGCTTTAAACTATCTCCTCGCACAGAAAAAGGCCGGTGGTGTAAAAGTTAGTGTCGGCGCCGAGCAGGGAGCATATCAAAAGGCGCGAGGCCAGAGTTGGGCTAAAAAGGCAGAGGATTATCAAACCAACGCAGAGTTAGCGCAGAATAAGATAGCCGACTTAGATAGAATGACGCAACTAATGGAAGGGGTGCAGACTGGCGCATTTGCGGAAACGGGCACGCAGATAGCTCGATATTTACAGCGTGCCGGAATGGATATAGACCCGAATCTCGGCAATAAAGAGGCGTCTATTGCCCTATCTAACCAAATGGCTCTTGGCATGAGAAAACCCGGTAGCGGTGTTATGACGGATAAAGACTTCGAGGTTTACAGGAGCGCGGTATCAGGAATTGAGCGTACACCCGAAGGGAATAGGAAATTAATCGAATATCAGAGAAAAGTAGCAGGGAGAGAGATTGACTTAGCCAATATGGCCGCTATATACGAAGAGGAGCAAGGCCAATTAGATAGAGGATTCCTTAAAGTACGGAAAGCATTTGTAGAGGCTAATCCTCTGTTTGGGGCTAAAAAGCAACCTTTAATAATGCGATAGGAGGCAGACGATGCCCGTAACACCCGAACTTATAAAGCAAATATCCGATGCACAGAATCAGGGTTATTCCACACAGGACGTCTTTAAGGCGATCGCGGATAACCCGAAGTATGCCGACGTATCGGCGCAGATAACGCAGGCGCAGAAAGGCAAGTATTCGCCTGACGATATCTTAACGTCTATAAAAAGCTCTCCATCCCTACAGGCGCCCGTAGGCCCTTCAATACCGCAGACAACACCTACTATCCAATCAACGCCAATGGGGGCGCAGATGGGCGCACAGCCCCCACAGGCGCCATTCGAGCCTACCGTCCCGGCATGGGGACAGAAAAGCCCGACTCTTTACGGTTTGGCAGGCGCAGGTTACGAGACGGTGAAGCCGGTTTTAGGTCTGGCGGGGTTAATTGGTGGTGGCGCTATTGGCGCGGCCGGAGGAGCGGCGGCGGGAGGGGTAGGAGCTATCCCCGGAGCGATAGCGGGCGGAGGTTTAGGATACGCAGGGGGTGAATCCCTTAGTCGTGGTATGGGTCGCGCTCTCGGAGTAGAACCACCCGTATCGGTAGGAGAAGAGTTTAAGCAAACAGGTAAAGATATCGCCTCCGGCGCCATGGCGGAGATGGGCGGACAAGTGATCGGGAAAGGTATACAGGCTGGAGTTCAAAAGGCCGTTCCCGTAGCGCGTAAACTCTACGAGAGCGCGTTAAAACCACCTCCGTCTATGCCTGCAAAGGCGCGCGAGAAGGTTATAAAAAAAGGCTTGGAGCTGGCTGTAAAGGGCGAGCCGTACCGCCCGACCGAAAAGCACGTTTTCCAGATCTCGAAAAAGATATATAACCTTGTTGACAAGGCCGATGAGCTGGTTAAGGCAGGCGCAAAGAAAGGCGACAAGGTTCCGATAAAGAAGCTCGCCGACGCCATTGATGATATAGCAGAATCACAGTTTGGCAAGGGGCCTTTCCCAAAAAGAGACCTTGAGAAACTAAACGCTTTAAAAGACCAGCTTATAAAAGAGCATGGCTCGTCTATACCGGCAGACGCCGCTCTTGATATGAAGAAGCAGATTTACCGTATGGCGGAACGGTATTACAAGCCGGGGAGTGCGGTGGTCGCCCCTGCCCAGATAGAAGCGGAAAAGGGAGTGGCACGGGCGATAAAGAGTGAGCTTGAAAATCTTTATCCTGCTACCGGCCCGATTAATCGTGAAGCGGCCGAACTTATAGACTTTGCCCAAGTCCTTGAACGTGCCGCCGGGCGCGCAGGCAACCGGGAGATATTCGGTCTTCTTGACTTTATGGGCGGATCGGTTGGCGCTTCGTCAGGCGGTTTAGGAGGCGCGGCCGTCGGAGGTGGTTTATCTAAAATACTGACGGGACCACAGTCTAAGTCTATAATCGCCAAGCAGATTATGAAAGCGGCAGTACCAGATACGATAAAAAAGCAGATGATTATACAGCTCGGACGCTACGGAGTAGCAAAGGCGACAGGGCGTAAACTCGATAAAGTAACAGAACGTAGAGGGTACAAACCCCTACCATTCGATATACGGAGGTAAGATATGTCAGATATAAAGAATTGGAGTGCAAGCGCAGGAGGTAATACCTCGGCGGCCCCCGACGGCTTCCCCGAAGGTATGCCACCTTCCGGGGTAAACGATGCCGCACGGGAACAAATGGCCGCAACGAGACGGTGGTATGACGATGCCGAGTGGAAGGATTTAGGGGATACTCCGTCTTATTCCACGGCTTCGATATTCACTATATCGGGTGATTACGCCTCGACTTATCACGCCGGGCGTAGGATCAAGGCTTTTGACGGAGGAACTACTTTTTATGGATATATAGCATCTTCGACCTACACCGCAAATACGAAGGTGTCGGTTACGCTCGATTCGGGCAATCTAACGTCTTCGTTATCGTCTGTAGCGGTCGGGATATTGTCTTTCGACAATCACTCTATGCCGCGCGGTACGTTTGCGGAGCTATCGGCTTCGGCGAACTTTACCTCTCCCGTTACTTTCGGAGCGGCGACCACGCATAGCGCCACGGCGAGCTTCACCAGTCGAGCGGCCTTTAACGCCGGCATAGACGTTAGCGGAACGGCGAACCTGACAGAGAGTGTCATAATCGGTAAAACGCTGGCTGTAAGCGGTACAGCTTCTTTCGGTTCCCGTGTGGCTTTTAATGAAGGGATAGATGTAAGTGCTACGGCCAACTTTACTGGCGCCGTTAAATTCGGCGATACGGTTAGCTTTAGCGCTTCACCTGCTATATCGGACTTTACAAATTCCACCCACGATCATGCCGATGCGGCCGGCGGCGGCGCTCTTGTTTCGACAAGTAAGGTTGTACAGATCGTTCATGTTCAAGACGGTGCGGTTGCTACGGGGACGACTCAGATTCCTCACGATGATAATATTCCGCAAAATACTGAAGGTGATGAATATATGACGTTGGCCATTACGCCCGATGATGCCTCCAATATTTTATACATAGAGGCCGAAGGCTATTTTGCAAGCAATTTTACTGGTAAAATGACGATGACTTTATTTAAAGATAGTGGCGCTGATGCTATAAGCGTAGGGCGGGGGAATGGAAATGATGTTAATGAAATTATGCCGGTCAATCTTAAAAAAAGGATAGTCGCGGGAACTATATCGGCTATAACTTTTAAAATAAGGGCAGGTATTAATGGGGCGGGAACTACAACCTTTAACGGAGAGGGTGGTGTCAGAAAGTATGCTGGCCTGTTAGCTTCTTGTATAACTATAACGGAGGTGACGCCGTAATGCCCGAAAAGGACCCCTCGAATCTCACCGCCCTGCAATGGGCGCTTAGTATCGCGGCCATGCTTATCGGCGCTCTTTGGGCAATATTGACTAAGCGGGTTTTTGACTTACCGAAGGAATATGTAATGAAGAACGATAATGCGCGGGTTATAGCAAGACTTGAAAAGTCTATCAAGGAAGTAGAAGAAAAAGTAACGGCAGAGGTTCGTCGTCAAGCAACGCAGACACTCGCAGAGATACACCGTATTTACGACGCCATAGAAAAGAGGCATAATGCGCGAGATTAAGAAAATCATAATCCATTGCTCCGATTCGCCTTTCGGGGACGCCGCGCTGATAGATCAATGGCATAGGGACCGTGGATGGGACGGTATAGGATATCACTACGTTATAATGAACGGCTACGTCAAGAAAGGTATTTATGATAAATGCAACGATGGGGTCATAGAACCCGGTCGCCATATATCCAAGGTAGGCGCACATTGCTTCGGGCAGAACAAGCGCTCGATAGGTATATGTCTTATCGGTAAATATAAATTCTCGGCAAATCAGTTATTGGAGTCCTTACCTGCGCTCGTAGCTTCGTTATGCAAGGAATACGGGTTGACGGCAAATGATGTGTACGCTCATAGCGAGTTTAATACCGGCAAAACGTGTCCGAATATAGATGCAGTTCTATTGAGAACTGCGTTAGGGCGCTTAGTATAAACCTTAAACTGGAGGAATCATGGAGATACTGATAGGTCTTGGAATAGCGATAACGATATCACTTACAATATATCTTGGCAAGCTACAAAAAGAGGAAGAGTTCCAGCCCTTCAAACTCGCCAGAACGCTGGCTGTGGGTATCGTCCTTGGGATTATAGCCTACGTCAAAGGCTACACGATAACCGCCGAGAACTATGAGGCGTATCTATTAGCCAACGCCGGTATCATAGGTGGCGTCGATGTAGTCGTTAAGGTCGCATACCGCTTTATCGCCGGGCTGATAAAGAAGTGATACGGCTTATTCTAACAATATTGTCGATGGGGCTTACTATACTTTCGGAGCGTGGTAAGTCTGCCCCGGCAAGAAAGGTGCGGGAAGATAATGTCGAGATCAAAAAAGCTCTTGCGGATAACGATTTTACTGCTGTTTCTGTCTTGCTTAAGCGTAAACTTGGGCGGGTGCTGGCCGCGAAAGGTCGTGGTCCTAAATGATAGCGAGGTAGTAACCGCGCATCCAACGGACGACACAAAGGTCTGCTTAGACAAGGGATATTTGCATCGTATCTACGAAACGTGCGGAGTGGATAAATGAAGTACGAACTCGCCGTTAATATAATTTGCAATGACCAGGCTACGTTGGATTTGGTAAAAGCATCTTTGCCCGATAAAACCGATAGCCGGGTATGGGGCGTACAGTATGAACCCGTGACGGAAGAGATTAACAACGACGGATACAAGACTTCTACGGCCATGATACGGTTTCACAACAGTACCGACAGGGACGATATTAGCGATATCATAACGGCTTTACAAGGAATGTTTACAACGTGCGAGATAGGTACGTGGATACGGTTACTTATTTGCCACCACGACCCCGCGACCGAACTTAAGCCTTGCGAGGTCGAGACGATATTTGAGGTAGTGCCATGATAAAAATAGAGATAAGTAAGTCCACGGGCAAGGCCACGCATATAGACAAGGACGGCAAAAAGACAGAGATAACCAATTTGCCACCACAGGCCAACTTGAAGGCTGTAATCGTAAGAGCTAAAGCTATGGGCTTAGATATGAGGGGTGCATAATGACGCTTACTGCCTCAAAATTATTACATCTCCTTGATGATGGATCGGGGCCGACAGCTACCGATACGTCTGGTAATGGTAACGACGCCACCCTACAAGGGGCTACATGGGAGACGACCAATCAAAAAAGAGGGCCGGCCTGTTTAAGTTTTGATGGATTAAATGATTATGCCGATGGGGTATCTTCCTTTGGCGATATAAATTTCAAAACACAGGCGTTTACCGTTGCATGGCAACAGCATTGTATCTCTCCTGTTGCCAGTTTTCACCCTATAATTACCTTTGGAGTTGCTACGGGTACTAATTTTTTATTAAATATTATTTATAGTCAGGCCAGCAGTAGAATTGAGGCTATTTTTCACAGAGCTGATAATAATATTGCCGGTAGAGTTGATGTTTTTGCAAGCGGGCAATCACTTAATAATGCTTTTCATTCAGGAGTTATCACGTATGATGGTAGTGGCACACCGGATTTAACCACACTTAAAATATATATAGATGCTATAAATGTAGCAGATACCGTATCGGCGGGTAACTTCGGTGCATTCCAGGCGAATGAATATCGCATAGGTAAGGCAAGCGGGGAATTTTATTTTAAAGGTTTGCTTGATGACCTTTATATAGATGATACGGTTTGGACGCAAGCCCAAGTAGACGAATATCATGCTCGCTTGGCTTTAGCCCGTGGGCGATTGATTAACACGGCGCATATAAGTGGACCCTTAAATCGTAGTATGCTTATAAATAACGGAGGGGTGTAAAATGAGAGAACTTGAACAATCCGTAACGGCAAAATTCAGCGTTAAGATGGTAGACGCCGCCGATCACGTAAGCGACAAAACGGGACTGACGTTGACGGTACTGGCCTCAAAGAACGGTGGGGCCTTTGCTACGGCTACGGCTTCGGTCGCCGAGGTATCGAATGGGTGGTATCGCGTCGAAGTATTCCCGACTCACGTAGATACGGTCGGCGAGGCTATTTTTCGTTGTACAGCGACAAGTGCCGATGCCGGAGAACGGATATTTACGGTTGTGGGTACTACGAGACAGGACGTCTACGACCGTATAGGGGCGCCGACAGGAGCATCCATAGCGGCAGATGTTGAAGCGGTCGCCTCCGATGTTTGGTCATTTGCTACGCGCGGACTATCTGCTTCCGGGGTTACAGAGATATGGGATAAAGACACAGCCTCACTTACGGCGGTGGGTAGCGTAGGTAAACTCTTGGCCGATAATGTGGATGCCACGATAAGCTCACGCGCCGATGCTTCGGCCTATACTTCGGCCAGGGCCGCTAACCTTGACAACTTGGACGCGGCTATATCAACGGTGTCTACGCACGATGCCACGGCGGTCTGGTCGGTCGCTACGAGGGCCTTGACGGATAAGGCAGGGTTTAGCCTTGCCGCTGACCAATCAAGCGTTACCATAGGCACGCTCAACACGAATAACGATAAGACGGGTTACGCCTTATCTGCCGCCGGGGTCGATGCTATACTGGACGACACGGTGGAGGGTGCTTATACTTTCCGTCATATACTACGCCTTACGGCCTCGGCCTTATGTGGGGAGTCTTCGGGCGGAGGCACGACAACCGTATCTTTCAAGGGCCTTGACGGTTCTACCAATCGGATCGTGGCTACCGTGGACGCGAACGGTAAGCGCTCGGCCATAATCTTGGATGGTACCTAATGACGTGGACGGACGCTTCGGGTACGGCGACCGCTACGTGGCTTGACTTAAGTCGGTCGGCCGCTACCTTCGGGACGGCGTACTGGCCCGTGCGTTACTGGCCTCTGACCTATCTTTGGTGGCCTCTGTTTTACTTTGGCGTACCTCAAGCCGCGCCGGTATGGACGGACATAGGTAACGGCGCTACTACGTGGACGCCGATATAGGACTTGACAACGCCAATACGTTATGCTAATCTATTTATATGGCTAACGTATTAAAGGCAGATTACAGATTTTACAGCTTCCCGAAAGGGAGGAACATTGAAACCCCCTTGTGTGTACGTTAGCCATAACTGCCGCGCAAGGGGGTTTTCTATGTTTAAGGAGTCATTATGAACGAAATACTTGGAGAAAAGGAAACAGCGCTTTGGAATTGGTTAGTAAAAAGGCTTAGTAGTGAGTATGCGTGGTTAGACATTACTTTTGTTCCCTATAGGCAGTGGGACGATCATGTTATATACGTAGTAGATAAAAGGCATGGCAAAAAGAGGCGTTATGGGTATAAAATACCTATACACATTTATCCTTCGTTTAATGAATATAGACGTATCCACTCGGATATTATGAGAATGGAGGCCAAATGAAGGTACCAAGCACAAAATACATAAAAGATTTTTTCAACACACCACGCCAACGTGAAGCACAGGCGCAACTTGCCAAGATAAAGGCAGAGTGTAAGGAGATATTCAAGAAACCCGATGTCGAAGAGGAAGACATCTTAGACCATATCAAGGATTGCACGGAGAAGTACGATTGCGAGAGGTGTCAGGGTTGGTACGAGGATTTAAATGAGGATGCGGATATGAACGAAGCTAACGAGAGGAGGTTAGGATGAAAACTGGTAGACTAAGTATTGGAGCATATGCGCCCAAGTGGTCAAAGTATGCTGTAAAGGGTTGGCGCAAAAGGATAGCGCGGTGGCTTGTTGAAAAGTGGTTGCCAGAGTATTATTTATGTAGGAGGCCTAAAAGGAATCCTTCAATATACAATCTCCATCATGATGAAGACCATCTAACCATACGTGACCGTAATAATTGTATTCAATGTTCGCCAAAGGCTCTAAGAAAACACGTTGCTGATAAAGCTAAGGACGGGAGGTCGCTATGATAGACCACGGAATACTATTCAGAACCTTTCACATACTTTACATCATCGTAGGTAGCGCAGTAATTCTGTATATGCTGTATCTACTCTTTCAATGGATAGACCGTGTTGGGGTCAAGCGTAATAAGGCACTCACAGAGAGAGCCAAGTGGCAATATGCTATTTGCTTAATGCTTAAGAGTGGTGCAATACACCGATAAGAAAGGAGAGAGAGGATGGGTGAATTCAAGAAAGTCTTTTTTAAATATATATCTGCGCTTACCACCTTTTTGCCTATAGCATTCCTTTATGCAGACAGGTGTGTTGAAGGGTGTTCTCGTAATATAACATGGATGCTTATTATAGGAGCTGTGGCACATTACTACTTAGTGCGTTGGCTTATTAAGAAGAGTCTGCCTAACGAAAAGACGATAGCCTGTTTGGTTGATTACTGTAAAAACAACACAGGTGATAGGTGTCACGCTGACAAAATTGATTTAAGCTTAAGTGGATACTGTCACTCTTTCAAGAAAGGAAGGTAAATAATGACCGAACACCTATACAAGATATCCGACAACCTTGTTGACACCATAGAAGCTATCATGGAGAACGGCGGTGAGCTTACGGAAGAACTGGAGAAACGGTTTGACCAAGGGCAAGCATCCTTAAAGGCCAAGGGTGAAAACCTCGTACACTTCTATCTCAACCTTGACGGAAACATAGACGCTATAGACAAAGAGATATCACGGTTACAGCAGTTAAAGAGGGTGAAGGGGAATAAGAGTGATTGGGCTAAGAGATACCTCAAGGAGAATATGGAGCGCACGAAGATAACCAAGATAGAAGCTCCGACCTTCACGATATCCATAGCCAAAAACCCACCCTCGGCCAAGATCGTAGACGAAAAGGCGCTACCGGCGGAATATGTCGAGATACGCCCCACAACGCACGTAGACAAGAAAGCCATACTGGTAGCCCTAAAAGCGGGTAAAGAGGTGTCAGGGGCTATCCTCGTGGACGACAAGACCAATCTAAGGGTTAAATAGGAGGGAGAAGAGGGATGAGTAGATATTTTGATGACAAGGCGATTGTAGAACAGGAAATATGCGAAGTTAAAACAGAAGACGGAGAAATAACTGGCGCGGTATCATTAACGGTAGAAGTACCGAAATACCACGATGCCACAGAGATAGTGTTGACATACGACCAACTATTATCTTGCATACACGCCATTAAAGAGACCCCTAATGGAACTTAAAGGTCAAGACACCATACGAGTCAATAGTCGCTCCCTGTATTATAGCTTACTGGAACAGGGAGTGGATGTAGTAAGGACAAGTCCCCACGGTTGCATAGGTAATGCCGATGTATGGGACGATAAGCCGGAGGTAGAAGATGAGCGAAGAGAAGAAGATGGAGCTTGAAAAGTTAAAGGACCCGTTCAGCCTCTTTGATGTAGAGTGGCGGATACAGAGCGCAGGATTTAAGAGGGATAAAGCTATTTGGGCGAAGTGCTTGGTCTATATTACCAACCGAGCTATCATGGATAGGCTTGACGAAGTGTGCGGTCCTGAAAACTGGCGCAATGAATACGCCCCTGCCCCCGAAGGTGGTACTCTTTGTGGTATCTCTATCCGTATTAACGGCGAATGGATTACAAAATGGGACGGTGCGGAGAAGACAGCCATTGATGCGGTGAAGGGCGGTCTATCAGGTTCTATGAAGAGAGCAGGAGTTCAGTGGGGTATCGGCCGCTACCTTTATAACATTAAAGAGAACTGGGCTAAAGTATCAGAAGGCGGAGAGCTTGATGGTTCGTTTAAGGATAAGGTGGACAAGAAAAAAATTCATTACTTCAAGTGGACGCCTCCGCAGTTACCGAAGTGGGCGTTGCCAAAGGGAGAGCAAGGTTCTAAAGAAAATGGTAATTCGGTTAGCCAAACCACAACCGAGGATATGATGACTGCAATAATGACCGCAATTAAGGGAGCTGAAACACTAAATGCTCTTAAGACAGTATGGAAGAATAATTGGGAGGCCATACAGCTCTTATCCGAAGAACAGCAGAACGAGCTAAGTGTAGCCAAAGATATGCGTAAAGCAAACATAGAAGGAGGAGAGTAAAATGTCAGGTGTAAATAAGGCACTACTTATTGGAAGACTCGGAGGCGACCCCGAAGTCCGTTATGCGCCAAGTGGGGCGGCCGTTGCGAACTTCACCGTGGCGACGAGCGAGAACTGGAAGGACAAGGACGGCCAGAGGCAGGAGAAGACCGAGTGGCATAAGATCGTGGTCTTCGGTAACCTTGCTAAAGTATGTGGCGATTATCTTCACAAGGGCAAACAGGTCTATATAGAGGGTAGAATTCAAACCCGTAAGTGGGAAGATAAGGACGGCATCAATAGGTGGACAACCGAGATTGTAGCTAATCAGATGCAAATGCTCGGCAACAAAGACGATGCGCCGTCGAATACAAGCTCGGAGATAGACCCTCCGGCGGACGATGTGCCTGATATGGAGGATATACCCTTCTAATGATAGTCCATAACGACGAGACCAGAGAGGAAATGGTGGAAGAGATACGCGCTCTCGACCCTGATATAAAATGGGTCGTGACGGTAAAGAAGTATAAGCGCAACCGTAGTCTCTCCCAGAACTCTCTTTACTGGATGTGGATTACCGGCATCGGTGAGAAGCTCGGATACTTTCGTGACGAGATGCACATGGTCTTGGCACTTAAGTTTCTGCCCCCGGTAACGGTAGAGTGGGGTGGACGTAAGATCGTGTCGGCTAAGTCCACGTCGTCTCTGAATGTCAAGGAGTTCACGGACTACCTGAACCAGATAGAGATATTCGCCGCAACGGAGTTAGGGTTGAATCTGCCGCATCCTGCGGATACTTACTACGAAGCTCTAAGTAAAAGGGAGGAACGCCATGCCGACCATGAGTAAGAAGAGAAGTCATAACCCTACACAGATAACACCACGTCTACAGAAGATGATAGACTACCTTTGTGATGGTGTGTGGCATACCACGGGAGCCATTGCACGCGCTACAAACGATCTGTGCGAAACCAAGACAGTACACTTGCTTACCAAGAAGTTCGGTTATCGCATAGAAACCCGGTATAAAGGTATGACCAAGAATAAACGGAGGATAACCGAGCGTAGGATGTTGGCGTTTTAACCTTAAACAAGGAGGTTCTAATGGCTAAGAAAATAGTAAAGAAAACAAAAAAGAAAGAAACTTCGCTTCCAATAGAGATACCGGTAAGCAGATTGATTGATGCTCCTTATGTCACGGCTCTTATGAAGAATACCGCTCTACGCGCATTATTAGAGGATCTCATAGAGGCCAAGGCGCGACAACTTCAAGACACAAAGAAGGCATGGGAGCATTTTGAAAAGCTCACAAAAGAAAGCGTGCCAGAGTTTGATAATATTACACATGTTATGGAACTTAAGCAGGATGACCCGCCGATTCTTAGAGTAAGCAAACGGTAGTTATGACCGCCCTCGACCGATACGCCGTTGTTTTCCTCCTCGCCTTTGCCCTTGCTAACGTTACCTGGGGTATCAGGAATCTATACGATACAGAGGGGACGACGGCGGTCATCGAGAGGTTGGAGAGGGACGTTGTGGAAGCGAAGAAGAGTGAAGATTGTTGGAAGCACAAGGCGCAAGAACACACGATGGGATATAGGGATAGGAGGTGTTGAGATGGGACTATTACAAGGTGATTGCTTAGAGTTTATGAAAGAGATGCCCGATGCCTCTATAGATTTAATCGTGACGAGTCCTCCTTATGATAATTTACGGGCTTACAATGGCAATAACGACCAATGGGGGGCGCGTGTTTGGGTGGAAGTATTAGCTGAGTTATATAGGGTAACGAAAGAAAACGGTGTTGTCGTATGGGTTGTAGGAGATGCCACGATAAAAGGCAGTGAAACTGGAACCTCTTTTAAACAGGCACTATACGCTATGGATTGCGGATTCAACTTACATGACACTATGATATACCAAAAATTTGGCTCTGGTCTACCCCATAAAGCACACCGATACGGTGGGTCTTTTGAATATATGTTTGTATTCTCAAAAGGTATGCCTGATAAAGGAGTTATAAGAACTTACCCTAAAACTGGTAAGACAGCTAAAACTTCTCGCAGGGGTAGAAATGGCACTATAACTAAAGGCACATATAATATAGGTGGGGGTAAATTACCAAATATCTGGCAGTACGCCGGAGATATAAAGCAAAATCATCCAGCACCTTTCCCGGAACAATTAGCTAAAGACCATATATTAAGTTGGTCTAATAAGGGCGATGTTATTCTTGATCCTTTTATGGGCTCTGGCACGACAGGTGTGGCGTGTAAGAATCTTAAGAGAGATTTTATCGGCATTGAACTTGACAAAGATTATTTCAAGATAGCCAAGAAGCGCATAGAAGAAACCGAGGATAGGCTGATATGACTAACTGCCGAGTCACCTACAACACAGGAGACAACCCGATGAAATGCGGAATATGCCTAAAAGAGATCAAGGGTGATGAGTGGTATATTCAATGGGCGTCATGTAAAGGTAAGGGTTATCCTATTAAATATAATTACTGGCATAAAGATTGCGAGCCGATAGGAGGGGGAGAGTGAAGGTCTCGATCCTCACGCCGGACAGTAAGATGCCAAACCTCGCGGCCATGAAGATATCGACATATCATAAAATTATGGGTGATACGGTGATACTTAATATGCCTCTCATGCCTGCTCATAAAACTTATGCTTCGATTCTTTTTGAAAAGACCCATAAGCCGATTGCAGATGTACTTGGAGGCCCAGGGGTTGACCCTGCAATACGACTTCCTAAAGAGATTGATATTTGCCGTCCAGATTATGACCTTTATGATATGGATTATTCACTCGGTTATACTTATAGAGCTTGCCATCGAGGATGTGAATTTTGCAAGGTTAAGGATATGAACGAGTCTACAGATCACCACTCAATATGGTCTTTCCACGATAAGAAGTTTAAGAAGATCGCGTTACTCAATAATAACACCTTTGAGGATCCGCGTTGGCGCGAGACCTTCGGAGAGATATGGGAGGCAGACCTTAAGTTCAAGGATATAAGCGGCTTCGACCTACGATTAATAAATCAGGAACGTTCCGAAGCCTTGGCGCGTACTCGGTGGGATGGTCAGGTACACTTTGCCTGGGATTCGGTAAATGACGAGAAAGCAATTCTCGCTGGACTTAATACCGCAATTAAGTATGGCCTCAAGGCATGGAAGATAATGGTTTACGTTCTTATAGGATATGACAGCACACCGGAAGAAGACCTTTATCGTGTAGAGAAACTTCGGGCCTTGGGTGTGGATCCCTTTGTGATGGCCTTTAACAAGAAAGACCCCTACCAGAAACGCTTTGCCAGGTGGGTAAATCATAAGGCTATATTTAAGAGCGTTCCGTGGAAGGATTACAAATGATCACCCTCACCATCCCCATAACCGCCCCCTCCCTGAACGACTGGTACGCCGGTAAGCATTGGAGTGAGCGTAAGAAAGCAAAGGACGCTTGGCGCAAAGAAGTGTGGTTGGTATGTAAGCAGGACAAGATAAAACCGATAACCAAGTTTCCCGTTAAGATCAGTACGATAACATACTTTAAAGACAGGAGGGGCCGGGACTCAATAAACTGGGCTACGGCGGCGAAGCTCGCAGAAGACGGCCTTGTAAAACAAGGCATCCTTCCCGACGACAATACTAAATACGTCAAGGGTCATTATGTAGAGGTGGTCGAAGGACACGACAAGAACGAGACGGTTATAACTATAGAGGAGGCGTAAGATGAAAGACGATAAGAAAATAATAAAAAGGCTCAGGGAGCAGTTGAAGAACGAGCGCGAAGACCATGAACGCACAAGAAAAGAACGCTATCAGTTTTTCTTTGACCTTACCATCCTAAGAAACGACGTGGTAGAGAAGCTCGCCTGGTATATCGACATGCTCGATAGGAAGCAGACCCCGAACTTGCAGTATCTCATAAAGTGTAACTCGAAACTACTCAACCGCCTTAAGCCTTTTAGTTTTACGTGGCCCGGCGAATAGTCTTGACAGACACGGCGTGATTTGATAGATTAATAATGCGAGTGAGGCTTACAATTTAATAGAGTTTCCCTTTGGGGAATCAGAACCCTCACCGAAAGCCCTCTCTCGCAGATTGGATAACACGGTGGGGGTTCTTTATTTTAAGGAGGGATTATGAAAGAGACCGGCGTACTATTCAATACCACTATGGTGAGAGCTGAGCGCGAGGGTCGGAAAGACCAAACGCGGAGGCTTGACGGCTTAAAGAAGGTGAACGAGAGCCCTGACGATTGGGAAGTGTTCGACATCTTTGTTACGGAAACAGCCTCTCGCGCCAAGAACGCACATGATGTTACGGTTGCCTCTTTAAAGAATAAGAAGACAAATATTGCCTCATTATTCGAGTGCCCCTTCGGTGTCGTCGGTGATGTTTTATGGGTACGCGAGACATGGGCTATAAAAGATTGTGGCCACCGAGTATCCCTAAAGCCAGAAGCATGGCCTGACGGTTTTCCTATAGACCGCGTGCAATATATAGCAACAGATAAAGCCCCGTCTACAGAAGAGGCTCTTGAAGATAGAAGAGGCTCGGCAAACATACATACGGATATTCCTTATTGGTGGAATAAACGTCCCTCCATCCATATGCCGCGTTGGGCTTGCCGTACAGTCCTTGAGATAACGGACATCCGGGTAGAGAGGGTGCAGGGGATAAATGCAGAGGATGCTATGGCAGAGGGTATATTGTATCACGATGGTTTAGGTGTAGGGCATAGTGGATACCGGCATAGCATTGACCACGGTTATGTTTATGAGACAGCACAGAGAGCTTTTCATATCCTTTGGGACTCCGTCTATAAGAAGCGCGGCCTCGGTTGGGATAAGAACCCCTGGGTGTGGGTAATAACTTTCAAGAGGATGGTCGGTTGAGAATTAAGGGCGGATATTATTTAAAGGCGCGGTGCATCCAAGATAGTGAGATCGCACACGCGCCACCTCACGTCAGGGAAATATGGGACTGGCTACTTAAAGAGGCCAACCATAAGACCGTAAAAAAACACGGCCAGACGTACAACCGGGGTGAGGTTTTATGTACTTACAATGATATCCGTGACGCTCTACATTGGATGGTCGGATGGCGTAAAATGACCTACTCGAAGTGGGACTGCGAAAAAGCTATGAAGGTGTTAAAGAAAGCCACGATGATAGCCACAAGGAAGACCACACGGGGATTACTTATAACTATATGTAATTACGAGTATTATCAGAACCCTAAGAACTACGAAAGCCAGAACTATACCGCAGACACGAAAGCCACAAGAAAGCCACAGAGTACCGACACTATAAACAAGAATGAGAAGAATGAAAAGAATGATAAGAAGAAAGATATAGAGATTCCTTCTTGGATTCCTAAAGACGCTTGGAAGGGATTTACAGATATGAGAAAAAGAATAAAAGCTCCATTAACGGATAGGGCTATGGAACTTATTATTGAAAAACTCGAAGCCTTTAAAAAAGAGGGCGTCGATGTTGGAAAGATACTCGACCAATCCACCGAGCGATCGTGGCGCGGAATATTCCCATTAAAAGACGGAGGTAGTAATGCCGGAACCAAAGAGCCAGACTATGACGCCCCAGCCTTCTAATCTTGATAAGACGGTTGCGAAGATGCAAGCCGAGGACGCCAAGAAAAACGCCGAGGGTAAAGTTATCCGCGATAAGGCTATAGAAAAGGGCTGTCTTATACATAAAGGCCAGCGGTTTGATGTAATAAAGAACCCTATACCCGGCGGTAAGGATATGCTCTCTTGTTCGCTATGCCGTAAAGATGAATCAAAGGTGTTTGAACAAGAAAAGAAAGATGAAAAAGTCCGTACCGAGGCTCGTAAGGCGCGCCGGGCAGAAGAAAGCCTTAAAAGTAGAATCATTGCCGCCGAGATACCGCCGATGTTCAAGGACTGCACGCTCGATACCTACTGGGCCGAGAACGATGGCCAGAAGAAAGCCTTACAGATCGTGAGCGCCTTTTTATCTAAGCCTTTAACCGAGGCCGGGCCGGGACTCTTGATGCGCGGCAATAACGGGAACGGTAAGACTCACCTCGCCACGGCTTCCATGAACGACGCACTTAAGAAGGGCTACACGCCGCTATATACACGGTGTTGGCATATTTTCAATGAGATTAACGACGCCCGGAACGATCCGGCGCGCAGTCTTATGAAACAAGTCAAGGTCTATACCGACCCGGATATACTCGTAATCGACGAACTGGGCGTACAGAGCGAGACAGCTTTTGAACTTAAGGCCCTTACAGACATATTCGACACGCGCTATGCCGCGCTTAAGCCCACGATAATCTGTGGTAACGCGGACAAGGCGGCCGTTGATAAGCTCCTTGGCCCTCGCATACTTGATCGGTACGCCGGCGGAGGCCAGGATATACGGTTTAATTGGGATAGCCATAGGAGGAAAGGATAATGGACGTACTTAAAGAAATCGGCGCGTGGTTAGGAATAATAGCGTCGGCCTTACTCGGCACCGTATTTATTATCGTGATAGCCTTAATGGGTACTCCTATCGGGTGGATATTGCTGATATGGTATTTATGGTACTCGTAGGCCCCTCTATCTTCCATGCACGCGAGGCAGGGTTACGGTAGAGCCGAGTAAAACAGTAAATAGGTATATCGGGTAGGGTAGAGAGCTAAAAGACGTTACAGGGGATTGTGGAGGATATTATGAAACATATATGCGAAGAAGGTAGAGACTGGTTATTAGAAAGTGGAATTGGAACCGTTAAGTGGGGGCCGGACGTAGAGATATATTGTGATCGTGAAGGTGATTGGGTTTTTGCTCCAAAATACGAGCAAGCGGCGTGGGTTATTTACTTTTGTCCGTACTGCGGTCTACGGTTTAAAACAGGAGGGGAAAGATGAAGGATAGTGATATGGAATTTAAATGCCCGCATTGCCATTATCGTGAATTAGTAGAAGGAGGACAAGTTGGCGAAGAGTTAACTGTTGAGGTATGGGAAAGAATAGC